TGCATACCGAGACATTGAAGGTTCGCACGTCTCATTGTTCACGTCAAGACTTATTTACGCTGTGTCTAACACATAGGACTGATTCATACTCGGCGCGTCTTGTCAATATCTTTTTTCTCGTTCTGTCTATTGGCTTTACGCCTACAATCGCTCGCCTAGCACGACTTTCGGCGCTGTCAAGCCTCATTATGGGACACTAGCACGATTTATCATATAGCTAGTTAGTCCACTTATCCACAACCTAACTATAAGTAAATCCCGGAAACGGACATACCGCTAGAATCGACGAGGATTCGCTAGGTTCAACGCGAACCGAAAACCCTTGCACGACCTTGACCGGCCTGCCGATCGCCGCTCCTGCGCGAAATCGGCTATTCGGTGTTCCGAGCGTTTATTTCTACCCCTTGACAGACTCTTAACCCTGCTATACAGTGCCCGTCCTATGGACGCATCACCGTCGGTTCACACGAAAGCCGTCAACATTCGACAGATGCCCGTTGACCTGTGGCGGCTCCTGAAGGTGCAAGCTGCGGTTGAGGGCATCACGGTTCAAGCTGCCGTCACGAAGGCCATTGCGCAATACGTGAAGGCTGCGTAGCAGATGAGTGGTTATACGAAACTCTTCAATTCGATTTTGGCGTCTACCGTGTGGTCAGAGCCGAATGAAGTTCGTATTGTGTGGATCACGATGCTGGCCATGGCGAACAAGGACGGCAAAGTGGAAGGCTCGGTCCCAGGACTCGCCGTGTTTGCCCGGTTGCCCATCGATGAAACCCGCCGAGCGCTCGACCGACTCGCCTCACCTGATGAAGATTCCCGCTCCAAAGAACTTGACGGCCGACGCATTCAACCGATTGATGGCGGCTGGCAGCTCGTCAATCACGGTAAATACCGCGACCAGATGAGCAAGGACGAGCGCCGCGAATACCTGCGTGTCAAACAGCAGGAACAACGCGACAAGAAGAAGCGTCAACAGGCCGTCAACACTCGTAGCGGTCTATCAACAGAATCAACACATACAGCACCAGCACCAGATACAGAAGCAACTACGATCCCTGTTACGAATAACAAGCTTATTCGGAAGCCTGATGCTGTTACGAAGGCGAACGGCAACGGCCACAACGCCCGGTCCAAACATCCAATCTTCTCAGGACAACGCTTCGTGGTGTTCGATTGGATGCTGGAAGACATCGGCCGCGTGCTCGGACCACACCTCGACGCCTTCGACGTTCACGAATGGTTCTTTTCGCTGGATGCTCGCGCCGTCAAAGACTCCATCGTGAAGTCCAAAAACGATTGGTGGCCGTGGATTCAAAACGAGCTGATGGCGGAAGCGCAAAAACGCGGATTACCCGTCGAAGCGCCGAAGCAATTTGGCATCACGCCGAAAACCGCCGGTAATGCCGCGGCGCTGGCCCGGTTTGCATCGAGGAAAACATCATGACCGTTGACGATCGGCCGCGTCTCGCTCGCATCTTGGCCGTGCTCGGGGAAACCTTCAATGAACCCGTCAGCGATATCCGCGCTGAGGGGTATTTGATGGGCCTTAATGACTTATCGATCGAACAGGTCGAGCAAGGCGCACGGCGAGCGCTGAAAGAATCGAAATTTTTTCCGCGTCCCGCCGAAATTCGAGCGTTGGCAATCGGCACGGCCGATGATGCGGCGGAAATGGCGTGGCTGGAAATTCTCACCGAAGTTCGCCGCGTCGGGTTGTATGGCACGCCACAGTTATCCGCGGAGGCCGCGCTCGCGGCGCGTCAAGTGTGGGGCGGCTGGAAAGAACTCTGCACGACGTTGCCAGGAGATGGCCCGGAATTACTCGGATGGGCGAAACGATTCAAGGCCGCGTATAGCGTGCTGTCTGATCGCAACCGGCGACAGTTCGGCGTCATGATTCCAAGGCAGCAACTCGATGCGTAAACGCGGCTCGGTATTTTGTTACTGCTGTGGCGCAACGTATGAACTCGGCCGGTTCATCTGCTGCGCGCCGCCGAACGGCATGGCCAGCCATCAGTGGTTGGAAAAGTTCTGCCATGTGTGCGGCACACAGACTCGCGGTAAATGTCCGAAGCATTGCACGTGTCCGAAGCCGGAAAAACCGCCAGTGACGATCGACAACTGGACGAACACCGCCGCACTCGCGGAACCGATTCGCAAAGAGTGGATGCCGTATCGCGAGTCAGGCGAGGAGGGCTAATGGCTGACAAGGACGAGTATCCACTCGGCTACGATGACGAGGATTACATTCAAGGCGAACCGTGGTGTTCGGACTTCGATGGTCATAAAGCCGCGCACAGATTCTGCGAAGATCATCAGGCGATGTGGTGTCGAACGTGCGACCGTGGTTGTCCCGCTTGCTTCGATGATCCGCATTGCCCGGAGTGTCACGCTGCGCTCTTTACCGACGAGCACGATTGGGATTGCAGTTACTACGGCGAGGACGCGGAATGACGAGCGAACATCGCCCGCGCACGCATCGCCTGATCAATCCGGAATTGTCCGTGGCGCTGTTGCGGAAAATCGTTACAGCTTGGGACGGCGATGATATGGAAGAAGTTCTGATCAGCATCGCAGCCGCACGACACTTGCTGAATATCGGAACCGTGAACCTCGAGCGCGGAGACGACGCCAAATGAAACCGTATTACGAACACGCGGGGATCACGATCTACCACGCTGATTGTCGTGACGTGATTGATCATCTCGCGCCGCACTACGCCGAGAAGTTGTTCGATCTCTTGCTTACTGATCCGCCTTACGGTATCGGCGTGGCGAAGCGTGGGCAGGTCGGCGCTGGCGTGCGGACCAAGACGAACGGCTACGCCGTTCTCGATGCGACCGACTTCGGTAACGTGGTATGGGATGGCGACACATGCGCGGACGTATTGCCGAAGCTCCGAGCGCTGGCGAAGTATCAGATCGTGTTCGGCGGGAATTACTACGAACTGCCGCCGAGCCGCTGCTGGTTGGTGTGGGACAAGGCAAATGAAGGCACTGACTACGCAGACTGCGAGTTGGCGTGGACGAATCTCGATAAGGCCGTTCGTAAACTCACATTCCGATGGAATGGCATGTTGCAAGGCGCTGGCGTGCCGAAGGAAGAACGATTACATCCAACCATGAAGCCTGAACCAGTCATGCGCTGGGCGCTGATACAAGCTCCGCACGATGTGAAAACCGTCCTTGATCCGTTCATGGGCAGCGGGACCACGCTCGTCGCGGCAAAGCGCCTTGGCCGCCAGTGCGTCGGCATTGAGCGCGAAGAACGGTATTGCGAGATCGCGGCAAGGCGTCTACAACAGGAAGCACTACCGCTTGAAATGGAGCACGTCGGCTAATGCCGCTGGTGCGCCGCGGTCGTCTGCTAACTGGCGTCTGGTTCTCCTGTGTCTACTGTGGACAGAAATGTTTTTCCGCGCTGATACTTTCCAGTCATGAGCGGGAATGTGAGAAACGGAAAGCCTTCACCCGCAGCTATGATGATGCGAGACGGAAACATACCGGCCGACTCCGGCGCGGCACGGACTGGAATACCGCATAACTTTCAGGAGTTTTAGAATGGCGAATGTGTCCGAGAAGAAAGAATCGTTCCCTTTGTCGTGGCCTGCGGACTGGCCGCGCACGCGACTCGCGGATCAGCGCACGATGGCGTCATGGAAGCGCAGCGCGAACGACTACCGCGAAGAACTCGCCAAGGAACTTGACCGGCGCAAGGCTCCGATTGCGATCATCTCCACCAATGTGCCGTTGAGCGTGCGCGGGCAGATGGTCGCGACGGCGGTGTCGCAGGTGCGCGATGTCGGGGTCGCGATCTATTTTTCGCTGCCGATGACGGAAGATTTCTCCTGGCAGGACGGGCTCAAGATCGACAGCCCCGCGCCGAGCGATGACGAAATCAACAGCGCCTTTCGGAAGTTGGCCGCGCAGTATCACCCAGACAAGCCGGGCGGCGGTGACCGGGAGATGTTCTTGGCGCTCTCGCGGCATCGTGACAACGCGATGCGATGGGCACATCGGATGAACGCTGAGCCGCAGCATGTGATCGCGTGCGACACGTTCAAGGAAGTGCGCTTGAACCTCGCCGCGATTGCGTTCACGCTGAAAGCCATGCGGCAGATTGACCGCTGCGGCACGTCGGCGGTGCTGGAACGGTCCTTCAAGAGCTTCCTGGCGCTGGCGGCTGGAGATGGAATCGAGGCATCCGCATGAGACTTCTTGAAGGCGTGGTGGAAGCCGATTACCACAGCGCGGCCGACGAAGAATACAACAACATGCGCGAGGAAATCAGCACGCTCCGCGAGCAACTGCGAGACGCGCAGCGCGAAGCCTCAGCCGCGAAGCGAGACGCGGCGCGTGCGCTCGCTAATCTGCGGAAGCAACTCGGCCCGCTCTATCAGGCGTTGCAGATGGTATTCGGTGAACTGGACGCGGCTGGTGTGGAGGAACCGTCAGCCGCGTCAGGGCCAGTGAACGCTCGCACGTCGGCGGTGTGGGAATCATGGAAATCGAAACTCCCCGGTCGCACCGCGCAGATCATTGACGCGCTGTTGCTGCACGGCGAGATGAATTCCACTCAGATCGCGATTGCGATCGGTATTCATCGCAATAACGTGCCTCAGCTAATCTTCAAATTGAACAAGGCTGGGCTGATCGACAAAAACGGCACGAAATATTCACTCAAGAAGCTCTAGCTATGAAATTCACTGACCCGATCCCCGTCGTGCCGAAGAAGATCCCGCCGAAGAATTCCTGGTGGGCCACGCCAGACGCGCAAGCGACGCGGGAAGGCTTTCAGCAAAAGGCGAGAGCCGAAGAAAACAGAATCTGCGGCAATGAACGATTCGGCGGAAATAAGCAAACGCATAACAAGTTCTCGCACACGCCGAAGAAATAATCATGGCCTGGACCCAAGCGGATGTAGACGCGATCAACGCTCGGCGCGGCGCGAAACTGCCGGCGCATGTGCCGACACCGCGAAACAAATGGGACGTGGTGACGGACGCGAAAACCACGGAGAAGAAATCCAAGTATCGCAACGTGCGAACGATGATCGGCGGGGAATCCTTCGACTCCAAGCGCGAAGCGGATTACTGGCTTGTGCTGAAAGCTCGCGAGCAGCTCGGGGAGATTCAATTGCTCCGTCGGCAAGTCCGCTACGACTTGAATTGTCCAGACGAGACGGAGCCGCGCCACGATTTAGCCATGAGCCGAACCGTGGCGCACTATGTGGCCGATTACGTGTATTACGATCTCACGGACGGTCGGGAGCATGTCGTAGACGCGAAAGGCCATCGCACGCGGGAGTATCAGTTGAAAAAGAAATGGCTCGAGCTGCAAGACGGCATCGTGATCGAAGAAGTTTGATCCACGGAAACGTAATTCTGGTAAGGTATTTCAGGTATGGCGAAACGTCCCTCGACGCCGAAGCCACGACAACCACGAGCACGCCGGCATAACGGCCATGCGCGTGAACTGCACACCTTGGAACACGTCATCAACGCGATTCTCGAATTGGAGGAACAGATCATGGCGCTCTCTCAGATGGTCACCGATGCCCTCGCCGCGCAGGATCAGAAAATCGCCGCGCTCGATACCAAAGTCGATGCGTTCATCGCGGCCCATCAGGGGAATACCGCGGCCGACGATCAGGCCGTGGTAGACGCACTCGGCAAGCAGGGACAGGCGATTGACGCGATCAGCGCGAAACTCGTCTAGCGTGATCCTCGTGCTGTTTCCGTGGAGCGTGGCGCGTGCCTGAACTGGATTGGTCCGACATGCCGATCCATCAGGCGATCAAGTCTGACTGGAAGACGCCGGAAATCCTCGTCGAAGGCAGTCTGAATTCCGCGAAGACGACCGTCACGCTCGATAAAGAAATTGACGCCGCGCTGAAATATCACGGCATCCCGCTCGTGCTGTGCAGATGGACAGAGGACGCGGTATCCACGAAGCTCCGGAAAGCCTTCGAAGATATTCTCGGCATCCGAGGGATTCCGTTCTCGTGGGACGCGAAACAGAAGCTCTACTCGCTGCCGAACGATTCCACGGCGACGATGTTCGGTCTGAAATCCTCGAGCGAGGCCGAACTATTCAGCAAGCTCCGCGGTATGCCAGCTTCGCGCATCTTGGTCGATCAGGCCGAAGAAATGAAACGCGCCGTGGCCGATGAATTGCGCGGGCGCTTTCGTCCGGACATTATCGCAACCACGATCCGCCGCACGAGCTTTCCGTTTCAACTGACGCTCGTCGCAAATCCCTCCGGCGAGACGTTCTGGCTGTCGAAGCAATTCCCACCCGATAACAAAATTGCTGGACGCAAACTCTACTCGTTGTCGGTCTACGACAATAAGCACCTTCCGCAAGAGTCGATCGATAGCCTGCTCCGCACCTACTCGCCCGAACACCCCAAGCACCAGACGATGATCCTGGGCAAGAGGGGACTCAATATCGACGGCGATCCGGTGTATGAGGGTATGTTCGATCGCAAGCTGCACGTTGTCGAATTGCATGGGCGATCGGATTTGCCGGTGCTCGAGGGTTTCGAACTCGGACGGCATAACCCGGTGTGGATCGCGGCGCAGCGCGGCCACAACGGGCGGCTGATGCTGCTCGGTGGCATCATGGCGAAGGGTATGATGCTGGAAGATTTCCTGCCAATCGTGCGGGACTATCAGCGCGATTGGTTTGAAAACTCCGCGATCAAAACCTGCACGTCACCGATGGGCGAGACGGCGCGCACGACGGGCACACGGCAGACGCTGCTCAGCGTGCTGCGAGAATCGGGGATTCGTCCAGTGTGGCGTGAGAACGCGAACGCGCCGGATGTCCAACTTGCGATGATCGAAGCGATTGGCGGATTGCTCCGACGCCGCACGGTTGCGCGAGAGGAATCGTTCGCGATTAACGCGGATAAGGATCGATGGCTCGTCGTGTCAGACGGAAATGCCAAGCCGGTGCCGTTCATGTCGTTCGCGTTTGAAGGCGGCTACGTGTGGGACGAGCACGCGGTGAGCATCAGCAACAAAGCGGTTCGCCAGCCGCGAGAGGACGACGAATACGCCAACGCGATGCACTGCCTGGAAAACATCGTGCTCAACTTCTGCGCGGGTAGACCGACAGACTCCGAGAAAGCCGCGAAGAAAGCCGCGCTCCGAGCCAATGATTCGTTTGAACAGGCTCCGCGGGAACGGAGCACGCTGGATTGGGCACGCTAGTTGACACCCGGTATAGACTAGGAACGATCCTCCGAATGAACGCCAGATCAGCGAAAGCACGCCACGCGGCAGAGGAAGCCGAATTCCGAGCCGGTGTCATGGCCCTTGTCGAAGCGCAGAAGGGCATCATCGGGGCGTTGGCCCGTGGCCTGACGGCCGCTCAGAAGGACATTGAAGATTTGAAACAGCATATGTCCGACGTGGAATCCGGCGTGCTGCCCGGATCGGAGACGGTGCAGTGACTGATGAATTCCGCGAGTCATTGCACTCAGATTCGGAAAACTACGACGTGTGGTGCGAACGCTGCCAGAAGGTGCATCGGCATTTCACGTTCACGCGAGAAGATCATGACCGCGTGATTTCAGAAGGCGCGAAGAAGTTACAGGAAGCGATTGACGCGAAAATCGCCGCCGATGTCTATGACGCGGTGTGGAAGCTGCCCAAATGAGCGACGTATTCGTGCAGATCGGCGATACCGTCCACGTCAACGCTCCAGATGCGCCGGCCGGCGGATTGTCCATCGCGGTTGCCCCACCGACTATTGCCGAACTCCTCGCGCAGTCTCGCGCTGCCCACCAACGCTTTCAGAAAGCCGCCGGCCACAACAACGGACGAGGCGTGACCATCGCGCCTGATGATGACGCGGCGGCGCTCGCGGTGCGACAAGCGCTCGATGCGAGACAAGCCGCTGAAGATGGCGATCCGGGCCATACCGATCCCGCATGGGCCGATGATCAGGCATTGAATCGCGGCGTCTCGAGCGATACGCTCTTAGCTTTCTACAAAAATTACTTCGAGCCGGACGTGAAGCTGTAAATGGCGATCCCCACTCGCCGCGGCATCAGTAGCGGGAAAACACTCGCCGCCTTCCGCAGCGGAGCCTACGATCCCCTCGATAAGCGCACCAAAGAAGGCCGCTCCCGCAACAGCAAGCGCGAGTTTATGGAACTCGCTCGCCAGCGTTACGAGATGGCGGAAGACGCGGATCGCGAACAGACCGATCGCGAACTCTCCGATCTCGCGTTTTACGCGGGCGATCAGTGGCCGAAGGATATCAAGCTCGCCCGCGCCGGCCTGAATGCTAGTAACGGCGTGCCGCCGATTCCCGCTCGGCCCTGCTTGGTCATCAACAAAGTTCGTGAGCCGGTGTCGCAAGTGCTCGATGCGCTGCGCGATGCCGACATCAGCGCCGAACTCACACCCGCCGATGACTTTGAGGGGCTCGGCGTCGTGCTGGACGATAAAGAAATCGAACTGCGTGAAGGATTGCTACGGCGCATCCTCCGCAACTCGGAAGCGTCCATCTGGATCTATTCCGCCGCCGAGCGCGCCGCGATTGCGGGTCGTGGCTTTATCGGCGTGATGACGCGCTTCCTGCCAGGAAAAACGCGCGATCAAGAGATTTACGTCACCGGCTGGTTTGATCAGTCCCGCGTGAAAATCGATCCGACGCACGAGCGTAAAGACGGCGCGGATGCGAAATACGGATTTAGCGGCACGTGGGTGAAATGGACCGACTATAAAACGCGCTGGCCGAGCGCGGCCAATAAGCGAAACCTGATCTCGGAAATGTCCGATCGCGAGTTCTCCGACTTCGGCGCGGCGGAAGACGCGAAGCCGTGGTTTCGCACGACGGGCAAACTCCGCATGGTCTACGTCGTAGATTACTTCTACACCGTCGAAACCACACGCGACCTCTGCACCCTTGAAGATGGTTCGCTGGAGTGGAAAGACGAACTTCCTGACGGCGCGGAAGTTATTGATACGCGCTCCGTGATCGAAGTGGCGGTCAAGTGGGCGAAGATCGACGGCGCGAATCCGGAACCGCTCGAGGAAACCGATTGGGTCACGTCAGACATTCCCATCGTGAAAGTCGTCGGGGATCAACTCCAGCCCTACGATGATCAGGTCCGCTGTGAAGGACTCGTCAGACCAGCGCGTGATTCCAACGAAGGCTTTAACGCGATGGCGTCAAAGCTGGTTGAGGATGTCGCTTATGCGCCAACGGACGCGCCGTATGTCGCCTCTGGACAGATCGAAGGCTTCGAGGACTTCTGGAAGTATCGCGCTACGCGGCGTCTGCCGTATGTGCCCTACAACTTGAAAGACTCCGAAGGACAACTCGCAGGACCGCCGCAGCATCCGCAAGTCGGCACGAACGTCCAGCCGCTGGCGATGGCGCTATCGATGTTCGATGAAGCCGTGCAGGTCACGTCCCGTCGCCGCGATGCCGCGCTCGGCAAAACCGATCCGGCCCTTCGCAGTGGAGACGCGATTGATGCCACCATCGATCAGTCTATGGAAGGCACGAGCAACTTCGGCGCGAACCTGAAAATTTCCGTCAAGCGGCTCGTGGAAATCATCAACAACGGCTTGTATCCGGTGTATGGGGGCCGTCCGGGACGCCTCGCCAAGATCGTCAACGGTGAAGATGCGCCGGAAACGATCATGCTCGGTCAGCCATATGTGATGAAGGGCAAACGCCCATTCGGCTTCACGGTGCCGCATCCTGACAATCCGCAGCAACAGACGCCGATGCCGATCGGCCATGATCAGCAGCCGCCAGACGCGAAGTCTTACGAACTGACCGAGCACGCGAACTGCAACATCGCGATCAAAATCACGCGCAACTTCGATACACGGCGCGAAGAAGAGCAAGCGATGCTCGGACGCATCGTGGCAGCCGACCCGTCGCAGTTGGCGGTGTGCGGCGATCTGATGTGGGCACATTCGGACGGACCAGGGAGTAAAGAACTCGCCAGCCGTTACAGGCTGATGCTTGCGCCGCCGATTCAAGCCGCGCTCGCTGCCAAAGAAGGCAAGCAAACGCCGGAACAGATGGCGATGCAGCTCGGAGAGGCGAAGCAACTACTGGAACAGGCGCATCAAGAGATCCAGCAGTTGCAGGCGGAGAAGCAAGCCAAGACGGCGGAACTTGAAGGCAAGTTTGAGATTGAGAAATACAAGACGGATCGCGGCAGCGAAGATAAAGCCGCGGATCGCGCCGTGAAGCTCGACGTGGCGGCGATTCAAGCCAAGATCGAAACGATGGCGATGGCGATCGAGGAACTAAAGCGCATTGGCGGTTTGAATTCCGATGCGGCGCATCGCCTCCATGAAGCGGGACAAGCGGTGCTCACGAAGCAACATGAGCATGTTCAGGGAATGGTTGACCACGCGAAAGAACTCGCCGTGAATGAACAACTGCACCAGCATGCGTTAGAGCAAACGGCTCATGAAGCCGCACTTACACCCACACCGGGGAGCGACAATGGCACAGCCTGAAGAGATGCCGGACGAACAGAACCCCGCTGAACTGCTCAAGCGTATCAAGGCGCTGGAGGAACGATCCTCTGAACTGGAAGCGGGGATTCTCCGCATGGCGAGCTATCAGGGCGTCGTGCATGTCTTGAAAGATACAGGACCTAAGTGACCGACCGAAAACGCGATCCGCTGCCGAAATCTTACCAATTCGGTGACGCCGCGCCCATGGAAGTGCAGCTCCAGCGTTTGTATCGCCGTTACGAGCGCGTCCGTCCGGTGATCGGCGATACGATCTCAGTGCCTATTACGAAGCATTGGAACGTCATCGAACACGAGGAGCACTAACATGCCACGCTCAGTTCGCGGCGTCATGAAGGAATGGCGATCCGGCAATCTCCATAGCGGATCGTCAACCGGGCCAGTCGTGAAGAATCGGAAACAGGCGGTGGCGATTGCGTTGAGCGAACAGCGGCAGATGAAACCCAGTCTCCGAGCGGCCCATGCGTCCCATCCGAATGCGTCGAGGCTCGGAAAATATTTGCACCCCAAGCGTGCAAAGTGATGCCGACCGATCCGCAGACGCTCGGTCGTGATTTGCGCGAACAGAAAGCCGCGCTCGTCGCATACATGCTCGCCAAGATCAAAGCCGCCGACTGGCACGCGGTTCAGGATTCAGCGAGCGATATCCGTGAGATTGATGCGAAACTTGAACTTTTAGAGGCACTGACTGTATGAGCGAGCCCTTGATCGAGACAGCCGAAACGACTGAGACAACGGAACAGCCTGAAGCCCCGGCCTCCCTTGCGGAATTCCGTGAACAGTTTCCCGCTGCCACGAAAGACGGCCAACCGCCCCCGCCAGAACCAGCCGCCGAACGCCAGCCGCGCCGCCGCGCTAAGAGCCATCAGGCCGATCCCGATGATGTGCCCGCGATTGCCGCGCTGACGAAACAACTGCGCGATGCGGAAGACGCGATCAAGATCGAACGCAAAGAGGGTGAGAGCGACCGCGTATTCCAGTTGCGGAAGCGTGCCGAGATTGCGAAGCTCGCCACTGAACGGAAAGCCGCGCCGGAAGTCCGACCGGAGCCCGTCCGTGAAGCGCCGCCGGCCGCCGCGGTTGTTGCGCAGCCGTCCGCGTTCACCGAGAAGGAGCCCACGCTCGATCAGTTCGCCTCAGAAGCCGATCCCTACGCCGCATGGCAGCGCGCTTTGGCCCGCTACGATCGCCGCAAGGATGCCTTTGAGGCGTCCCAGGAAGCGCAGAAATCCACGTTCCGCGCACAAGAGGAAACCTTCAACCGGGAAATCAATGACGGCATCCGAGCGCATGCACAGCGGGCGCAGGCGCTAGCCGACAGCCGCCCTGACGTAAAGGCGCTGTTTGCCGCGGAAGCTGCGAAACCGCCATCAGAACAGATTCAACTGACCTTGGCCGTCCGCGGCGCGATCGAGTTTCACGAGCGCGGCCCGGAGATGGTCGTCGCCCTGTTGCAGAACCCGGAACTGGCGGATGAGCTTTTTCTCTTGACAACCGGCCGAGCTGTAGGAGACCCTAGGACCGACTCACTCGTCGCCACTGTGCGGCGTCGGCTACTGCAACGGATCTCGGGCGCACCGTCTGGATCGCCCGCTCCGTCTCGACCCGTTAAACTTGCACCTCGGCCGCCTAATCCAGAGCGGACTGTGCCACAGACGCCGCGTGACTCGTCACCGTCTGAAGCGCCCGGTTCGCTCGCGGAACATCGCCGACAGTTCCCCGTCCGACACTGAATCACGCTCGACGCTGACGGTTCCGGCCAACTGAGGACGGACCGTGCCAGCAAATTTCATCATCACACCGAGTTGGGTCTGCACTGACCACGCAGACCAGTTCGCCCAATACATCCGACTCGTCAACGAATTCGAGCGGAAGTATGAAGGCGCGTGGTCCGAGACGGGCGGCGCGCAGATCGGCTACACGACGCAGGTCAGACTCCCGCAGCGCGATATCACGGTCGAAGGTCAGGCGCTTCAGATCCAGCCGATCCAGAACCAGACCGTTCCGATCACCATCAACCATCAGCTCCAGGTGGCGCACTCGTGGAGCTCGGCGGATGATTCGGTCGCGATCGAAGATGCGCGGCAATACAGCGTGTCGTCTGGCAAGTCGATGGCCGCGAAGTGGGACACCATCGCGGGCGCGGAAGTTTACACGCAGGTGTATTTCCAGATCGGCTCGCCGGGTGTCGCGCTCTCGTCGGACCAGACATGGCTCGATGGCGTTGCGAAGCTGACGAACGTCGGTGTGCCGGATACCGACCTCGCCGCGATCATCGACATGAAGACGCACAGCAAGCTGCTCGGCGCGAACATCGGCGCGTTCAATCCTCAGAGCCAGATCAGCGAATACTTCAAGACGGGCCAGTTCAATGCGGGCGCGCTCGGTGTGTCGCGGTGGAAGAAAGACAACCACATGCCGACCCACACCACGGGGTCGTTCACGTCTTCGACGCCTGTCGTGAGCGGTGCGGGCCAGACGGGTTCGACGCTGGTCACGTCCGGGTGGGGCACTTACTCGTTCAAGAAGGGCGATACGTTCTACATCACCGGCAACAACTCCGTTGATCCGATCGGCTATACGGATTCCGGCGATCAGCAAGCATACGTGTTGCAGGCTGATGTCGCGGGTTCTGGAACCGCCACGTTCACGATCTCGCCGCCGATCATTCCGCTCGGTAGCGCGCTCGCCACGGTGACGGCATCGCCGGTCAACAACGCCACGATCCTGTTCGTCGGCGCAACGGGCGTCGTGAATGCTACGATGGCCGCGCAGACCTCGAAGCAGTCGCTGCTGTTCGATCCGGGCGCGTTCGCGTTCGTGATGGCCGACCTGCCGACGAAGCTGGCTGGTGCGGTGTCGGGTCGCTGGAATTCTGGCGAAGACAAAATGTCCTTCCGCTACGTGGATCAGTACAACATCCAGACGGACCAGCTTCCGCGCCGCATGGACAGCATCGGAGGGGTCGCCGCGATCCTCCCCTACTTCGCTCTGAGAGCGTGGAGCTAATCATGGCACTTCAGTCTGGACAGTTGACTTCGGCGATCACGGCGGGGCAGCTCACGTTCGCGCTGTCGAATCTTTCGGCCAACGCGCAGTCGGCGCTCCCGTCAGTCGGCGGAACGCCGCAGTCGATCGGAACGCCGATGCTGATCGATGGCGAGTTCATGTATGTCGTGTCGCAGCCTGTGCTCGGCACGGTGACGGTCCGTTGCCGCGGAACCGAGAGCGCGGCGGTGGCGCACGATACGCTCGCCAACGTCTATTTCTCGGCGAGTCCTGGAGACTTCCAGATTCCGCAGCCTGGCACCATGACGACGATTGATCCGGCCGAAGATGGCGCGATTTCGCTTGGTCAGGATCAGACGATCGCCCAGCCCGGCACCACGTCCGTGTTCAACATCAACAAGGCGACGGCAGCCGCGCTGGTGCTCACGGCTCCGAGTCTCGCGGACAACGGCGTGATGTATACCTTCACGTCGAACACCGCCGCGGCGCATACCATCACGGCGACGAGCCTGATCAACGACGGCACAGCGAGCACGCCCAAGAGCCTCGCGACGTTCACCGCCGCGAAGGGTGCCAACGTGACGTTCATCGTGGAGAACGGCTTGTTCAACGTCCTCGGCACCGCGCTCGGTGTGACCTTCAGTTAAGGGTGAATGAATCATGAGCGTGATGTATCCGCCGGAAACGGCCTACGCGAAAGAGCGCGTGAAGTGGGAAGCGCAGAATAGCGAGCTCGGCGCAGGGCAGCGGCCCTACGTGTTCCGGCCCTACCCGGCCATGATATACAAGGCTGGGCGTCCCGATAACGGGCTCGGCGCGCACATCATCACCGAGCAGATCGTCGTCGGTTCGGAGCAGGAATACGAGAATTACAAGTCTCGCGGATTCCGCGCTACGCCGAACGAAGCGATCGACCTGCTCAACCAGCAGCAGGACGAATTCTCGCGGCTCGCGGCGGAACTGAATCACGAGCAGAAGAACAAACTGAGCGAAAAGGCGTCGGCGGAAGTGGACGCGGCGCGGGCGCAGCACGTCGGCACCGTCTCGCACCACATGCCGGCCGTTCCTGTGACGCCGATCAAGCCTCGCTCAAAGGGAGATAACTAATGGCCGCGCCGACCTCCTATCCGAGTTTCGTATACAACTCGACGCAGCAGTCCACTCTGATCGTCACGACCGTCGCCGCGTTCAACGCGCTGCCGGCTCCGGGCACATGGACGACGACACCGTATCCGGGCGTGTCTGGTATCCCGGCCGATCCGGGCCTGACGGATACCGACGTGCGCCTGCAGCAGTTGCTGGTGGAGGCGCGGTTGGGTAACAACCTGCTCGCCATGCTCGGCAGCTTCTCGGATGATCTGCTCACTTGGCGGCAGGACATCGTATCGAACGATTCGGGCTTGACCACGTAAACGGCGTGACCTCGCACGCTGACCCCGCAGACCGGCCGTCTGACCACTTCGGGGCGTTTCGAGGGATTGACTGACGGAGATTGACCGATGCCGAATATCACAGCGCCTGCGCTCTCGTTCCCCGCGCGTTCGTTCCCGGCGGCTCAGGCGGGCACGCCCGCTGGCGCGATGGGCGAACTGTCCGTCTCTGAACTGCTCGGCAAATACGCCACCCTCGTGAAGTCGCAGAAGGTGTTCTACACCTCGGCGATCATCACGGCTCCGGTGATCTTCTCGACCGCGGGCCAGCTCGGCCCGATGATCTGGAATCGCACCGGCTCCGGGCTGGACGCGCACATCCTGGCGGTGAGTGTCGGCTCGCCGACCACGGCCTCGACCGTCGCGGGCGCGATCAGTTATGCGTCCAACACCCAGCCGACCCAGCCGACCACGGCCACCGCGCTGACCGTGACCAACGCCTACTCGAGCGGCGGTTCGTCGCAGATGTTCGCCTTCTCGACGGCGACCATTCTCGTCGCGCCGACGAACGTGCCGTTCCCGCTGTTCGCGGTCAACACCGGCGCGATCACGACCGGCTCGCTGACCTCGTGCTTCGTGGATCTCGGCGGCATGTTCGTCGTGCCTCCGGGCAACGTCGGCTACGTCTGCGGCAACGCGACTCTCACCGCGGGCGTGTTCACGATCGGAGTCCTTTGGGCCGAGCTGCCTTCGTGAAGTGATTAACAGTATTTGGGCGGCTGGCGCATAAAAGTCAGCCGCCCAATGCTACACTGAGCGCCATGCTGAACCTCCTCAACGATCCATCGATTCCGACTGTTGGTCAGGCGCTTACGGTGGATGGGTATACCATCGCCATTTCGGCGCGCTGCCATTGCGAGACTGGCGGCACGTTCGTCTTGATGGCAGTGAATCATTCCGCTGTTGGCGATGCTGTCATTGCCGGTGTCTGTCCGCGCTGCAAACAGGGCTATTCGGTGCAAGGCATGGAGCTTGATCAGAACGCCCATCTTCGATTTAATGTCGCGGTGCTCAGTTCCACGCCGCCTAGCGAATCATGAGCGTGCTTCTCGCGATGGCCGCGGGAGAAACTAGCCGCTACACCAGCGCGAACGCCAGCCGTGAGAATCTTGAAAAGCCGGCGGGCTCGAAATTCCACCCGTGCATTGGCCTGAGTGTGCCGGAAAATCTCAATGCGGCGGCGAAAGAGCTCCTGGCGTCGAAGCACGACTGGCTCTTCCTGATGAATGACGATCAGATTTACGGGCCGACTACGCTGACGCGGCTGCTCGCGCATAAGCGTCCTGTCGTGACGGGTCTGACGACGGGTCGGACCTTTCCGTTTGTGCCGGCGATCTACGGGCCGCAGCGGGCCGATGGGTCGATGGCTCCGATCTTCCTCGAGCCAAAGATGCGCGGACTCTGGCCGATTCACTACTGCGGCGATCACAGTTTGTTGATCCGCCGCGATGTGATCGAGAAAATGCGCCAGCCGTGGTGGGGGCACTGCTCGGAGCGGTGGACGAGCCGAGATCGTGTCCAGTATGACGTGGTGTTCTGCGATGGCGTGCGAGACGCGGGATATGAAATCGTCTGCGACCTCGATACGCCCGTCGGGCATCTGGCCGTCGTGCCGATTGTGCCGGAACAGCACGCGGATGGCACTTGGTCAACGGGCCTTCGGTTGAGCAATGACCACTGGATGCACTTCTCGCCAGCCGCGCCAGCCCCGCTGAAAAACGAGAACGTCGCATGAGCACGACAGGAAACATCATCTGCCAAGGGGCGCTCGAGCTGCTGGGGGTTGTGGACCCGGAAGATACCCCAGCGCCCGCGATGTTGGCAGGAGCCTTTCGACGGCTCAACATGATGCTCCGATCGTGGTCGCTGCAAAGCTATACGATCCCGTTCATCGACCGTGAAGTATTCCCGATCGTCAGCGGAAAGGGCGGCACGGACAATCCCTATACCGTTGGACCTGGGGGAGATCTGGATACGACTCGGCCCGCGAAGCTGGAAGGACTCGGGCTCTTGCTCGCGCCGGTTGGCTCCGCGCCGCCGGTCGAATTGCCACGCGCTGAACTGACCGACGACATGTATCAGTTCCTCGCGATCAAGGATCTCGGCAATTCCCTGTTCACGAACGGCTACTACAATCCGACGTTCGTCGGTGGACTCGGATCGCTCTACCTGTGGCCGGTGCCGAATACGTCGATTAATAGCCTCGCGCTCTATCGGTTCAAGCAGCTTGTAGAATTCACGTCACCGACCGCGGCATATGACTTCCCCGAAGGCGCAGACGAAGCGGTGGAATACAACCTCGCCCGCCGGCTCTTCACGGTCCATAGCGTGCCGTTGGCAAAGAAAGAAGAAATCATTCAGCTCGCCAAGGAAAGCCTCGCGATCTACAAGCGATCGAATATCAATCTCACAGACGTAGAGTGCGATCCGATGTTCACCCCGAACAACTTCCGAGGCGGCTACAACATCAACACGGGCATCGGTGGAGGATCGAGCAACTAATGGCCGCAGGACAAGCTCCGGATCGGATGTGGCTGCTCGGCTCTGATTCTATTGTGGCCGGTGCGCTCACCGTCACTGGAGTCACGACAGGCACGTCACAGCCGATCGACTACAAGGCGCACGGCATCATCACGATCTATCTTCGCAGTGTGGGCACGACGAGCGGCGGCACGATCCTGATCGAAGAAGCCGACTGGGGACCGTTTGAGCAGCCCTATAGCGGCACATGGTCGCAGATCGCGTCCATCTCGGCGAGCACGTTTACCGGCGGCGCGCAGATCGCGTATCACGTCACGGACTCGTCATACGGCTGGCTCCGCGTGCGGATATCGTCCGCGATTACGGGCGGCGGGACCATTCTCGCCTCCATGCGATCGCGTGGTGCGATGTGACGATTTCTGAGCGTCTCGCAGACGCCAATCAGCGCAGCGTGAAGCTGTATTTGCAACGCACACAGATTGAAGAACAGAAGCAGATGCTGCAAGCGCAGGGACAGCAACTTGTCGGACAGGGCATGGCCGTGGACCGTGAACTGCTGAAACTGGACGGCGAGATTGATCTGCTGACCAAGATGCAAGCGGACGAAGCGAAGGCGGCTGAGTAGTGGCCAATAGTGTATGGCTCGGGCCGTTCGGGATGTCGTTCAACGGGTCTAGCTATACCTTCCCGTTTCCGGTCCTGTTACCGGATGGCACGGCGGCTGCGCCGAGTCTCGCGTTTGCGAGTGATGCAGGCACAAGTTCTGGCTGGGTAAAACAAAATGCTCAAACGTGGGCACTTGTCTCAAGTGCAACAGGTGTAATCACATTTTCATCTAACCCCGCTTCAGGAATTAGGATTAGTTCTAATCTTCCATTTTCATGGGCAAGTGGTGATACATTCACGACAGGCCCTGACGTGTTGCTGTTCCGTGATGCCGCCAACACCCTCGCCCTACGGAACGGGACGAACGCGCAGCAATTCAATGTCGGCCCTGTGGGTAACTTAATCTCGCTGATTGGATCGGTTACTGGCGCGGCGTCCTATATCGAAGGCATTGAAGGCACCGCACCAGCCGCCGGAGCGGCGAACACTGGGCGTATTTTCTTTCAAGATAACGGCGGAGGAAAGACACAGCTCATGGTGATTTTCAATTCAGGCGCGGCTCAACAGATCGCGTTACAGCCATGATGAGACTCCTGCTGACGTTGATCGTGGTGGCGACGTTCGTCCTTCCCGCGAAGGCGCAGATCGCGACGAATAACGCGGTCTATGGGCGCGACGGCGTGAGTGCGCTGCTCGCCAAGTCACTAAATCAGAATTTCAATGTGACCAACACGGATACCGCCGTTACGGTGTCGGTGACGAAATATCTCGTGCGGCGCGTGACCGTCACGAACTGCTCGACCTCGTTCGGCGTCTCGCTGGCCACGGTGGGTGTATTCACAGGCGCGGGCGGCACAGGCACGACGGTTGTCGCGCTCGGCACGCTGACGACCCTGACCGGGGCCACGAAGTATGTCGATCTCACCTTGGCGCTTACGGCGGATACGCTGACGGCGACCACGCTGTTTTTCCGTAACGGCGTCACCTTCGGATCGGCCGCGACGTGCGATATCTATCTCTTTGGTGATGTGCTGCCGTGAGGCGAGGCGATCCCCATGCCGAGGTTTGATGAGTTCACGGGGGGATCGTATACCTCGCAAAGCAAGGTCACGGACGCCGAGCGCACGGTCAATTGGTTTCCTGAAACTTCCGAGAGCAAAGGCGCAGCCAGCCAGCAATCGCTCTATCCCACTCCAGGCTATAACCTCTTCTGTCGATTCCCGTCCATCGGATGCCGTGCCAGTTTTTCAATGGGCACGGGCGGAACGAGCATCAGCGGGCGCACGTTTGAAATCTACGGCGGAACGCTGTTCGAAGTTTTTGCCGATGGCACGTTCACGGCGAGAGGCACCGTTGCGGTCGATCATAATCCCGCGACGATCTGCTCCAATGGGGATGGTGGGTTTCAACTGTTCATCACCTCAGGGACGAACGGCTACAACTACGACCTGCTGACCAATACACTGACGCAGATCGCCAGCTTGAACGGCGCGGCGACGATGGGCGGGCAATTGTATGGCTATTTCGTCGCGTTTGATGCCACGCTGAATCAGATCCGCATTTCCAATTTGTTCGACGGCACGACGTGGGACCCGACGCAATTCCTCGCACGCACCATTGGCGCGGATCCGTGGACGGCCATGTTGGTGACACCCTACGGCCAGATTTTCCTGCCGGGGAGTCAGACGGGCGAATTCCTGTTCAACGCGGGCACATTCCCGTTTCCGTTCGCGCCTGATCCATCAGGGTTGATCGAGGAAGGCATCGCCGCGACATTCTCGGTGAAGCAGGCTGGCAAGTCTGTGACATGGTTGTCCACGAACAAGAATGGCGGCTATCAGGTCATGCGGGCGAGCGGATTTACCCCGCAGCGCATTTCCGATCATGGGCTGGAAGATAAGCTGGCGACGTTCCAGAACGTGAGTGACTTTACCGGCGAAACCTACGAAGATCGCGGCCACTCGTTTTTCATTCTCAATTCGGCGCTGAACAAATTTACCGCGTGCTACGACTTCAAGACGAACAAATGGCACGAGCGCCCGCTGTGGATTGAAGAGACGAACAGCGAAGATGCCGCGCACGCCGTGTTCCACTGCTTCGCGTTCGGCAAACATCTGATGGGCGACCGGACAACCGGGGCACTCTATGAGATGTCGAATGACTTCGGGACCGAAGTAGACGGGCGGGTGATCCGCCGCGTGCGCCGAGCGCCAGCCGTGTTGTCAGAGCAGCGGAGGCTCTTCTTCCCGCTCTTCCGCGTGCTGTTCCAGACGGGACTCGGGACACAGACCGGCCAAGGGGCGCTCCCTCGCGTCATGATGAGGAAATCGGACGACTGGGGGCAGACGTGGAGCAATGAGCGGACGGCAAGCATCGGGCGCGTCGGGAAATACGGCTTAAAGGTCGACTTCTGGAATTGCGGGAGTGGACGCGGGCGCGTCTTTGAAATCACATATACCGATCCGACCCCTGCACGCATCACGGATGCCTTCTTGCCTGGACTCGCGGAATCGACGGAAGCCGCATGAGCACGCAATCCGCTGATTTCCCTGTTCGTGACGAAATTGCTGTTCCTGACAAAACGGACAACAACAAACTTAAAGTCGGCGATAAATGGAAAACATGGCTCAGGGACTTGCGAGCCGATGTGAATACGTCCTCTGTGCTATTGGCTGGCGGCGCGATCACGTTGGCGAGCAAAAGCGCGGCGGTAGGCTTAACGCCGTTCGACACGGCTGGCCTTTCGTCGGGGCAGTATCGCGTCAGTGCCTTTACGCAGATCATCACGGCCGCGAGCATCAATAGCAGCGTGACGGTTAGTTTTACGTTCACGAAAAATACCGTGGCGTGTGTCGTGTCCGCGCCAGCGGTGACGAGCAATGACCCGACGCGGCCCGGATCGTGGTGTGGTCCGATCTCCATCGACGCTGGCACGCCGGTCAGTTACTCCATCGCGTATGTCTCCAATGCGGCGGGGGCCGTGTATTCGACGGACCTCACGCTTGAGCGGGTGAACGCATGACGGCCCGAATCCTGACCCGTTCGGAGTGGTCACGACTCGTCGGCACGGAAGCCGAAGCGCTGATTCCAGTGCTAACAGATGCGGCGCGGGTGATTGCTGTTGAGCACGACGGGCAGATCATCGCCTGTCAGGTGCTCCAGCCGATTTTGCACGCGGAAGGGATCTGGATTCACCCGGATCACCGGAAGCGCTCGAGCGCCGGGCGACGGTTGTGGAACATGGTAAAATCCACGGCACGCGATCATTTTGGGGTGCAGTGGATGGCGACAGGGTGTGCAAGCGCCGATGTCGAAAAGCTCCTCGTTCATGTCGGCGCGGTGAAATTGCCGGATCATTACATGATTCCTGTGGGGGATGTCTAAATGCCTGCCGTGTTAGCGTTGCCGGCGTTTTGGGGCGCGGTAGCCGCCGGCACGGCTGGTGCCGCGACTGTCTACGGAGCGCACAAAGCCGGCGAAGCGAGCGACACGGCAGCGGCGACCTCGGCGGCCGCGAACAAAGCCGCGATTGAAGAGCAGCAGCGCCAAGACGCCATCCAGAAGCAGGAATTTGACCAGCAACAGGCGGCCGCGAAAGCTCAATGGGACGCCCAACAGCAGATCCGAGCACCCTATCGACAGGCGGGAAGCGCGGCGCTGTCCAGCCTTGGCGGTATCCTTGGGGTAGACTTCGGCTCCGGTGGCGGCGGTGCGCCGTCAGGAACACAGCCAGCATCATCAGCGAGCGGCCCTATGCCCTCTGGCATCGATTGGACAGCCCCGCCGGACCAGTTAGGCCAGAGTCTCACAAACTACTTCCAGAAGGCCGGTGTGTCGCCCACAGAGGTGCCCTACTGGGTTGGGAAGGCTGGCGAGCTCGTCGCCCGTGGGAAGGAAATCGGCGATCCGAACTACGCCAACAAGCGACTCGCCGCGGCGGATATCTTCGGCGGGGCGCGTGGCGGCACGACGCCGATTTCCGCGGTGATGCCGCGCTCGCTCGCCCCGCCGATGTTGCAAGCTGGTGCGCCGATGAATGCCTTGGCTCCATCCTACGGTCAGGTTGTGCCGATTAGTTCGTTAATGGGAGGGGCATAGTGCAATTCGATCCCAACGACGAACTCACGAATCCGTATAGTCCACAACCGCAGCCGCAAGCTGCAGCGAAGATTACCGGACCCGTTACGGACCCGAACGATCCGCGGCTCGCAGATCCCGCCTATGCGAGCGATCCAGAAGTGCTCGCGTTCCTGAATGCACGCTATGGACCGGGCGGGACGGCGTTCGCGCCGCCGACCGCGGCCTCAACGTGGAATCCGCAGGCGCAAGCATGGAATCCAGATACAGGCGGCGGATCGAATGGTCCCGGCCCTGGCGGTGGACCTGCACCGGGCGGCGCGGCGAGCGGCGCAACGGGAACATCGCCGTTTCCGACCTTCACCGCGCCGGGTTTTACGCCGCAGACGGGTATCGGTGCGCCATCACCTTACACGTTCACACCGTTTAGTTATCAGGATTTCCACGCGCCGACATTGGAAGAAGCAGCAGCGCAACCGGGCTATCAATTCGGCCTGAAGCAAGGGCAGGACGCGCTCCAGAATTCCGCGGCGGCTCGAGGCACGCTCCGCGGCGGCGGGACGCTCAAGGATCTGTTTGGCTACACCAACGCCGCAGCCGAACAAAACTACGGCAACGTGTTCAACCAGAACAAGAGCGTTTACGACACCAACCGGGATAACGCCTTCGGAACATGGGCGGCGAATACGGGCGCAGGACTCGGCGCGTATAACACGAATTGGGGCGTGGCCAAGGACGTGAACGCGAGCGGGAACGCTGCGAACCAGCAGAATTACTTGAACAGCTTCCAGAATGCCGGGGCGGAATTTAATCCGCTGTTCCAAGCCTCAACGCTCACGTTTCAAGACGCCTATCAGCGTTGGCGCGATAAGCTGAATTCTCTGACTGATATTTATAAGTCGGGAGCGCAGTAAATGCCGTTTACAGTGCCATACGCGCCGCAGGAGCGATACGCCCCTAACGGCAGATTGGTGGATCTGATCCGTCTACAAGGGCAGGATGCCGCACGCGCCGCCGAGATCCGCGGCCAGCAGCAAGCGCAACTGTGGGGAGGCGTCGGCAACACGATCGGCAACGTCGCCAATACCGTGCTGCAAGCGACTGATCCTCAGCGGAAGGTCGAAGCGGCGCGAGCGCAGATGGTGCAGGGCCAAGTCGCCGATGCGAACGCGCTCCGCGCTGGACAAGGCAAAGTCGATGCGATGATGGCCGGCGATCAGTTGCCGGCTGGCGACACTGGGCCGCGACAGGAAAGCTATCTCACGGATGACGGGCTTTATGACATTCCAAAGCTCAATAAGAGCTTGGCGGCTGCGTGGATTGGTCATCTTGCGCCTGAACTGCTGAAGCATGCGGAGGATTTGAACGCTTCGATTACAACCGCGCAGCAGCACGATCAGCAAGCCGCACAGAGCAAAGCGATCATGCTCGGCTATATGGCGAGCGGCGCGCTCAAACTCCATCAGGCGGTCGGCATGCCGCTGGATGGCGCGATTGAATTCGTGGCCCGGCCCGGACTCGCCGCTAAACAGATCAAGCCGGAAGAACTCGCCGGATTCAAGGCGCAGATCGGCCAACTTCCACCGGATCAGCAGGTGGGGGCGCTGCAACAGATCATGGACCATGCAGCGGAGATCGCTCCGAAGAAATCGCTGAGCAAGGATGCGATTGAAACGGATATTTTTGGCAGGACAGCCGCGTCCAATATCGTGCCCGACAAAAAGCCCGACTACACGATCAACGGGCAACGGTTCAACGGAGCGACCAATCAGCCGATTGGTAATCAAGTCGCGCCGATTGCCGCGCCAGCGCCCGCACAAACGCACACGATGCGCCTGAAAGGCGTGGGCGATGTTCCGGTCGATTATGTGCCGAACAAAGATGGCTCCGGTGGGAAGTGGATGTATCAGGGCAAGGATGTCACCGGGCAATTGACGGCGATTCCATCGGCCGCGATCACGATCCACAACGATCAGGCGAAGGGGCTCAATCTCCCGTCGTGGGCGACCGATGCGTCTCGGCCAGTCGGACCAGAGGCCAACACGCCGGACCCGTCGATCAAGATGACGCCGAACGGGCTTCATCAGGCCGCGCAGACATTTATCGCAAGTGGACAGTATCCGCCGACAGGCCGCGGAAGCGATCCGATCGCGGTCGCCCAGCGTGAAGCGATCACATCCAAGGTTGGTGCAATCGCTGCTGATGCCGGCATGGACGTGCCGACATTACGCGCCTTCTACCGATCGAATGCGGCATCGCTCGGCCAGCAACAGAAAGCGTTCGATGCGGCGTCGGTGGCTATCTCGAAGGCAGATCGTGACGTGGACCTACTCGAGAAGGTGCTACCAAAGATCGGCGACACCGGATCGCCACTGTTCAATAAGCCGCTTCGCAGTTTCGAGAAGGATGTCGCTGGCAATGAGGATATGTCGGAATTCGTCACGCGGCTCCGTTCCGTGCAGAACGAATACACCCGTATTCTGAATGCCTCGTTGACGGGAAGCGGCGGCGGCGTGATGTCCGACAGCGCGAGGCATGAAACCGATCAACTGCTCGATCCGAAGGCGACGGTCGGGCAGATGTTGCGTTCGATTGCCGCGCTGAAGTCTGAAGGCGGAAACCGCTTGCTCTCGCAAGGCGAACAGATCCAGCGCATTCAGAAGCGGATGCAGGGTGGCCCACAAGGCGCGACCAACACGCCGACAACCACTCCGATTAAAGTCGGCGGGTTTACCGTCGTGGTGAAGTAATGCCACAGACCATGACGGTTACGGCACCGAACGGAAAGACGCTGGAAATAACGGGCGAGCGCGTGCCTACGGAATCTGAACTGCACGACATTTTCAAGCAGGCTGGCGTCGATACCGAATCGCAGTCAGCGGAGAGCAAGTCGGAACCATTCGTCCCTAAGACGGCCGGCGAGTTTGTCCGTCGTATGGGCAATGCTGCTCTTGACGTGCCGATCGGCGCTGCGAAGAATCTCGGACGTGCCGTGGAGATGGTCCCAGGCTTTGCAGAGGGAACGGATCTGATGTTTGGTCTGCCAGCAGGAGCCTCACGGCAGGCGATGCAACCATCGAATCCGACGCAAACGGCTGGCGGTTACGTTGGTGATGCGGCACTATTAGCGGCCACTGGCGGCGCGGAAGCGGGCGCACCGATTCTCAGCAAGACGGCGGGGTATATCTCCAATCCGACCGTGGCCGAGCGCGGCCTTGAAGCGGCAAAAGGCGCGGCGAGTTTCGGCGCGGATACTGTTGCGGCGGTTCGCTCGCAATTGACGAGCGGTGGGCCGATCACAGCCGATAAGGTCGGTGGACTCATCGTGAAATACGGAAAAGAAGCCGTGAAACTTGCGCTCGTCGGTATCGGCGGTGGGGCTGGCTATGAAGCGTGGCGCGCTGTGAGGCACCTCTTCTAATGGCGACCTATACGCTAGTCCCTCTCCCACGATTAGGCATCCTGCCAGAAGGCGGGATGTTGATCTATACGTATGCCGCAGGCGGCACAACACCCGCCGTCACGTATACAGACTCCAACGGCAGCGCGACGAATACTAACCCTGTTGTTGCGGATGGGAATGGACTCTTCCCCGCGATCTATTTGCCGCTCGGCACCAGCTATAAATTCGTCTGCACACACGCGGTCACGAACGGTGTAGCGGCGAATCCGATCTCTAATCTTGGCGTCACGATCTGGACACAAGATGGCATCGCGTCGGTTCCGGCCTCGTCTCCAGCGCTCGACATCGCCGGCACGGCAGGTGAAGCACTGCTCGCCAATGCGAATGTCTATTTGTCCGATGGGTCAGGCGGCAAGATCGCGGGCCTCTGGTATAACGCGGACAAAACGAATCCCTACAGCTCCATCGCGTTTTGGGTGGGCTTTGCAACCACAGCCACGGCCAGCGGCATGGCGGTCACGGTGCGTGTCGGTGGGAGTCTCAGCGGCTTCACCGCGCTCACCGTCGGCGCGAAATATTACGTCGGCACCACAGGTGTGCCGAGCACCTCACCCGGTCCCAATATCCGCGTGGTCGGTCAAGCGGATACCACGACCTCGATGGTCATCGACGGCAATCCGCCGCGAGGTTATCAACCGTATCTGAACGAATTCAGACTCACGCCGAGCACGGGCGTGCCCTACCCCGCTGGCGATGTCACCGCGGCCACAACGTTATTCTGCACGCCGGCCGGGAACGGGAATCGCATTACGTTGTTCGATACGGCAGGCACGCCGACAACCGTGCAATCGGCAGAATTCAGCATCGCGGTTCCAGCCACGACGGCCACGCTGTATTCCGTGTTCGTGTTCCTCAATAGCGGCGTGCCCGCGCTCGAGCTCGCCGCGTGGACGAATGACACGACTCCAGGGACAGCGGCATTCAGCATTTCGGCTACGCTCGGCGTCGAAACGAAAACCGGCGATCTGAGCCGTCTGTATGTCGGGCTCATGCGAACGACGGGATCATCGGGGCAGACCGAATCGTCGGCGCTGAAGCGCTACATCTGGAACAAATACAACCAAGTGACGTTGCCGCTGCGCTTCGTGCTGGCGACGAATTCGTATCAATACACGACGGCGACGTTCAGGCAGATGGAAGGCGTGGCGACGAATCAGCTTGACTACGTGATCGGCGCACAAGGGCGCGTGGTGGAATCGTTCCTGCAGACATCGGCGCAGAATGATCAGGCAATCGGCACGGTGTTCCTCGTTGTGGCCATCGGGGAAGATTCCACGACGACGCCATCGACCAACTGTATCCGTCCGCAGGTCTATACGTGGACCGCGAACGTGATCGGCACGGTTATGGCATCGCTGAAAACCGTGCCCGCCATCGGCCGGCATACGCTGGTGCCGTTGGAGTATTCGTCGGCTGTAGGCACCACGACATGGTTCGGGGATAACGGGGCGCTCTTGCTGCAAACCGGCATTCAGGGCTCGTATCTCGGCTAAGGAGAACTGATGGACATTACGACCATTGTGATGGCGCTGCTCGTGTTCGCGCTCCTAGGGTTCCTGTGTTATCTGATCGTGACTTACATTCCGATGCCGGAACCCTTTAAACAGGTGATCATTGTCGTGCTCGTGATTCTGATCATTCTGTATCTGCTCGGGATGGTGACTGGACATGCATCGTTGCCGTTGCTGCGTCGGTGACTTCGATTCTTAACTATGACGGAGACGCCCACATTGGGCGCGAGGGCTTTTGGGCTCATGGTGAAGTGACCCCGCTACGGGACGATCAGCAACGGCGTTCTACTGACGCCACGAAACTGACTTTCCCGTTACCGCTCATGGCGGCGATCGTCGGCGGGTTGATCACCATCGCCTTAACGGTGTCTGGAGCATTTTGGATTGCTACGTCCACGCTACGATCCGACGTGCGCGACATTTTGACGCGCATGGAGATGCAGGCACGCACCGAAGTGGAGAAGTCGGAAACGCAGAAGATGCGTGATGCCGCGCTCCGCGATCAGATGAGCGTGCTCTCTACGCAGATCAGCGCCGCGGAACGCCGTCAAGAATTACTCCGCCTGGAATTTCAGCAACTTCGTGAACAGGTGCTTTTTAAAACGAAAGGCGTGAAGTAATGGACCCGATCTTGAACTGCCTGACGGGCGTGTGTTGCCCACCGGAACAGCAGCGCGTCGTGCTGGCGGAAGCGTTCCAGAACTATTGCGGACTCGATAAGGCCGGCGCGGCCAAGGCGGCGCACTGGATGCTCGACACCTTCGATCTCGCGGAGGCGGGAAGCCTCGTGGAATTCAAAGCCTCGATTGCACGGCTGGCGCGCGGTCCGAAATACGGCGCATAAGCATGGTCCCATGTGTCCGCGTCAAAGACGGCGTGAGAATCGATCCGCTGACACCGGCTTTAGCGCGGATTCTCTCCGCGTTGGATATCGCGGCACGCTGGCGCGGGCATGATTTGACCATCACCTGTGGACGCGAAGGACATCCGGCCGGCGACCCGCACACCGTTGGACGAGCCGTGGACGTGCGCGTGCTCGATCTCTCTCCGGATGCGACGGTAAAGTTTTACCAATACATCCGGTCGCTACTCGGCGATCTATTCACCGTGCTCTACGAAACGCCGATCCAACCTACCTATCCCGCATTGCAGAACATCGCCTATCTCAACACGAAGGCAACCGCGGCACATTTCCATATTCAACTCGCCAAAGGGCAAGCCGACTATCCGCCGAAAGAGGCGGCGGTGCCCGCGTGATGGACGCGGCAGCAGCGGGAATATGGGCGATTGGCATCACGAACGCGGCCACCTTAGCAACCATCATTGTGCGCGATCTGTTAGCCAGTGCGCGTGAGAAACGCCGACGCCAATATGAACTTGAAGACCGGAAAGTCATCGCGTCGAAATTGGATATCCATGATGCGTGGGAACGCGACGAACGCCGCGTGAGCGAAGCAAATCAGGGACATATCGCCTTAGCGTTAGCGAAGAATACCGAACTCACACAGCATGCGGCCAATGCCGCGCACAGCGCCTACCAAGAGGCGAACAGCGTGAATCAGAAGATCGTCTCGTTGGGGATCAAGATCGCAGACGTAGAAAAGGGGCAAGCAGAATGAAGTGTGCAGTGATTCGATTGGATACCGGGCTCCCCTTCATCCCAGATGCGATTCTGATGACCAATGCCGACGGCTCAGTGAGCTTTGAAACGGCTGGCGGATGGGCCGGACAAGAGCCGAACGTCTACGGCCTGCGGCATCCTGACCAGCCGATCAGTCAATCACCAGGAGCCTACCAGCGCGCCACGCTCTCAGGCTCCACGGTCGTCTTCGTCACACGGCCACAGGATGCGCCGATGGTCTATCTGATTGGACAGGGGAAGGCTTACTGATCTGCGGGGAGCCTTCTCAGGCATCAATCAGAGTTGGCGATGGCATTCAACCCGTATGCAGGAAACATGAAGTGCTCTCTGGCCGGGCTTGATACCGGCTGCAGTCATCAACGTGGAAGGTGGCCCGTCAAGGCTCCAGTTTCCAAGGGGCACCCGCAGGAGCCCGCATCTCCAAAGATGAGCGTGTCCTTCCACGCCGCAGAGAGCGAAGGCATTTTAGCATGAGCGCCGCTGCCTGTCTCGCGGCGATGTCCAGCCAAGCCGTTAAAGCGCCAGTCGCGCCGCGCCTCTATCGTGGCGACATGGGTGTCTTCATCGATGGTGCGCCTGATGTCGGCGCGGGCGGTGCGCCAAATCTCGTGCTCTCGTTCATGTATCCGCGCTATCCGCCAGAGTTTCGCGCCGTGATCCGCAGCGTCTGGAAGCAGCGGCAGTCCCTCGACGTGCTGTTGTCGTGGCAGGACGATGCCGCTTACGGAATTACGCTCGGCCAGATCATCGCCATTCGGCAGGAGCTGTGCGCGGATGGTTTCCGACCCTGCGAGTGGATGGCGTCCAAGGTCTACATGCCACGCGATGATGCGGCTGGCACGTTGCAGATCATGGAGCCGACACTGGCGGCGTTTCTCAGTGCTGATTGCATCTCCCGCTATTGCGTCGGCGGCGAACTTGACCTATGGAACACCTACGACTCGCTACAGGCCATCACCGACGCGATCGCGCCGCGAATCAACGGCATCGGGCGCACGCTTGCCGTGCATTTCTCCACAAATCGCGCCGACTGGCGACCGGATCATCCGGGCTCAACGTTCGCGGACTACTGGAACCCGAATCAAGGCAAACTCTCCGCGCTCTGGTTTCAGGCCGACTCAGAAGCGAGCGATGCCAATCTCCAAGCGGAGATGGTCCCGATCCTCGAGCGCTTCGCAGGCAATGACGGCGTGGTGTCTGACTCCGGATTCGGCCATCCGTTCGATTGTCACGCGGTCGAAATCAGCCTCCAGAAGATGTTTGACGGCGGAATGGATCAAGCCGAGTGCGACCGACGCGGACGCGTAGAGCTCGCCACGCCAGCCCAAGGCGGGCCGGCTGGAATGGTGTCGGTAATGGGAAGCGGAAACGGACAGTAAATTATGAAAGACTTCTGGCGCGCAGAACCGACTCTGATCCTCGCGTTTGTGCAAGCGGCGCTGGCGTGTGGCATGGGCTTCGGTTTACCGATTACCCCGCAACAGATGGCGCTGATCCTGACCTTGAGCGGCACGCTATTGGCGCTCATTAACCGGGCTCAGGTGACATCACCAGCCACACTCCAGGCCATGACACCCAAGGCACTCGCCGCGGCACAGGACACAGCCGAGCCCGTTAAGGACGTGGTGAAGAAGCTGCCGGTGGTGCTACTAGCGTGTCTGCTAGCCGGCGCGTCGATGGCGTGCGGTGGCGCTCGGCATATCGCCGTGGTCGCTGATGCCACGTTTGCACAAGCCGTGTTCGCCGTGGATGACGCGGAATACAAAGCCTGTCAGACGCATGTGCCGCCGTTTACGGTGGAAGTCTGCACAGCTGCCGATCCAAAGATTAAGCAGGCGTTGCTCGACGTGAAGGCCGTTACGCAGGCGCTGATCGTCTCGCCGAAATCCGGCACGCTGCCGAAAGACTTCCCGAGCCTGATTAAGAATCTCACCGAAGTGCAGGCGATGATTAGTCCGCTGTCGCCGAGCGTGGTCAAAGCCGACGTGGCCGCGAAGATTCAGCAGGCCTTAGCGCAAGCCGTAGCGATTCTCTCGGCCTTTGCAGGAGTCAAGTAAATGCTGGACCCACGGATCGAGATGGCCGCGTTCCTGATCAATCTCGGACTCACCACGGCAGCGAAGGTGAAAGAACTCTTCGCGTCAGAAGGTCACGACGATGAGACGCTCGCGGCGATCATGGCCGAAGTGGATCAACGGCTAGCGCGGCGAGGTTGAAGGCACGTCTGCTGCACGATACTCACGATGACGCCGACCATTAACGCCTCCCACCACGATATCCGCCCGTGCAGTCGAATCATTATGTCTAGGCAGAAGATCGCGGCATAACCGCTCAGTCGCTGTGTCCATGTCATGCCGTCAAAGGCCAGATGCTTCGGCGTGAGTCCGTGCATCCGCTGTTGACGGTCATGCCATATCTGCATGTCGGGATGCGGAGCGAATAGCCCGTCATAGCACGGCTGACAGAGACTGTGCGACACCGCTAAAGGCTCTCCGGGTTTCTCGCCCATCGGCTTCTGACACCACGCGCAGATCACGATCATCGTGCGACTCCGTGATTGTGCGCCGCGACTCCCCATGTAATCGATCCGTCGATGTAGCCGAGCGCCTTCGCCGCCTTTGGATGTCCCAACTTATCTAGTAGTTGCATCATCACCGCGATCCCGACCGTGCCCACGATCTTGACCGCGGTTATCTTGCCGATCCCGTCATTCTTCCAGAGCGGGTTATTTTCGTGTGCGCCGTGGGCGAGCGCGTCATGGGTCGTCCACAGATCCGCCGCGTTCCCGCTGACCATCACGATGTAGGGCGCGAGGTTGGTAAAGGTGTGCGGCTTCGGCTCCTGCGCCTGAGCGGACGCCGAAATCAGGAATACGGCAACGACGAATGTCAGTGTTTTCATACCCCTAGTAGAGCATGAAACGGGGCGCTTGACAAGCATTTCGTGGTGTGGTTTAATCCGCGCATGGTTACTTACGAACTGCCCAACGGCGAACGGTTCCAGGTGGATTATTCCCTGAGCCGCGGCGCGTATTTCATCAGCTTCACGCTCAAGGGCGGCAAGGTGATCGACGTGCCCCGCGTCTCCACCGCTGACGAGGTGTTCGTCGCCTATCTGGAATGGAAGAACCGCTAATGGCGATCCGAGAAGCCGATCCACAGGAAGTGCTCAGACAGTTTGTGACGAAGTGCGGCGGTCAGAAGGCGGCATCCGTGAAGCTCGGATGCTCCCCGCAATTCGTCGGTCAGATGTATCACGGTCAGCGGCGCGTGCCTGATGCGATGCTTGAAACGCTCGGCTTGCGACGACCCGTGATAGCGGCGAAATCGTGACGCGGGAGTCCAACAGTTACCGTGACCTAGCTGGGAGCTTCGACACACGGTAACGAGTCGTATCAGTAGAGAGAGCGTCTCGCTTCCGCGTCACGATGCGAGATTCTTCGACGGGACAGCTAAGGTCGAATCCGGCAGGGAAGTCCCGACCCGCCGCCGGCGGAAGTGGTGAACGCGGTAATCGCGGCATGAGAACGCCAGAAGTCAGTAGCACCACAGATTAGGCGTGACAGGTCGGAGAGACGGCCAACTTTCAAAGGAGCAGTCATGGTGAAGTCATTCGAGGAACTGAAGGCCGTTGCTGAGCGTGTCTATTTGCAGGTCCGCGATGAAGATCGGGACCATGCCACGCTCACGATTCTGGAAGCGCTGACCCGCGAATACTGCGACGGGCAGAAGCGGATGCTGGACGAGGTGGAGATTCAGTTGCTCACGCGGGGGCTGGTCTAATGGACACTGACGGCCTCTACGACACGTCAGAGCCGCAACTGTCCAACCGGATCGCCCGGTTCAAAGAGCGTATGCGGCGCATACCAGAAAGCCCTCTTGACCGCGCCGCGCAATCGGTCATGAATGCGGTGGAGGATTTGAACCTCTGCATGCACACCGCGAAATCGCCGAAAGAATTACGACAGGTGCGTGTCATCGCTGAGGCCGTGATCTCGCAATTGGAAATCACGTCCTCGGTCGCGCTGACGTTGGATCAGAACTGGAACCGCTGATGCAGATGCTTTATACGTCGTTCTGGCAGGATGCGTTAGCCGCGCTCGCATTGCTGCTGCTCTTTGTCGTGCTGGCGCTGGTGTTCTGATGCCGATAACCTTGGTCCGCGTGTTCAAGGTCACGTCATGCGCGACGGCCAATCCGGATGTGCAGCAGCATTGGATCGACGCGGAGACGGTAGACATTCCGCCACGGCTTGAACAGTTCGTGACGCTCAACGCGCTCCGCGCTTCGCTCTGTCAAAATGTCGCCGGAACATCCTCGCTGGTGTGGCTCACATGGCGCGATGGCCGAGCACGGACGAAGGATGTCGTTCACGCAGAATTGGATGGGACCGCATGGCAGCATCAAGCCTCGCGCTAACATATCCGGTCATGCTGTCGCTGAATCTCGCGCACGATGATTCAGGCATTCGGGAATACATCCGGCTCAATGCCACGTTGCCGATGAAGGTCCAGAAAGTGATCTGCGAGGACTCCAGGTATGCGAATAAGACGTATGCCGATTGGGTCAATCTCAAGATTCGCAAAGGATTACCATGCGGCGGCGGGTGGTCGGAACGCTATGTGCCGATTCGTCATTGGGAAGCTCGGCTCTTGGCTTCCGGCTCTCCAGAGGGCCAGAAATGAACAACAACAGGACGATACAGACCAATAGCGGTCTGCGGCTTGAGCGTGAGCGGAGCAATCAGCGCACGTTCGATGTCATTAGGGATGGCGTTTGGCAGGCGCGAATCGTGGTCGATCCACTAGTCGGCATCATCGTGCGTGCAGGTGGTTTAACGGCGACCGACAAGCGCGAGATTAGCACGCTCAATGACTTCCCGTTTATGTCGGGCTCTTAGAGGGCCACTAGATGGCAAACCAGACACTGATTCTGACGGTCGGACTGCCGCGTAGCGGAAAGACGACGTGGGCGCGTCAGCAGGGCCATCCGATCGTGAATCCTGACTCGATTCGTCTCGCGCTGCACGGCCAGCGGTTTCAGTTGGAAGCCGAGCCGATGGTGTGGGCGATTGCGCGCTACATGGTCAAGGCGCTGTTCCTCGCCGGCCATCACACGGTGATTCTCGATGCGACGAACACGACCGAGATGCGCCGCCGCGAGTGGAACGACCGCGATTGGGTGACGGTGCTGCATGTGGTGCCGACGAGCCGCGATGAGTGCGTGCGCCGTGCTCTCGATCAGGACGACCTCTACATAGTTCCCGTCATTGACCGGATGGCGGCTCAGATCGAATGGCCGGCTCACTCAGGCGCTCCAGAGGGCCAATAGATGGCACACACACCAGGACCGTGGAAAGTGATGGACGCGCTCCGCACGCACATCTTTACCGAAGGTGACGCCTACGGACGCGGGCCGATGTTCGTCGCGGAAGTGCGCGGCTGGGGACATCTGACCGGCACAGGCGGCGGCTGCGCGATGGACTACGAGAAGGCGGCGGAAATTCAGGACGCGAACGCGACACTGATCGCGGCGGCTCCTGATCTGCTCGCGGTGCTGCTCCGTGTGCGCGATGAGCTTCCCCGCGCTGAACTGGATTACTCAACGTTGGCTGATGCGATCGACGCGGCGATTGCTAAGGCTCACTCAGGCGCTCCAGAGGGCGGGCACTGATGGATCGCGCTGAATTGACCGTTGAACGCTACATCTCACGGCGCAAGCCTAAAGGACCGACGGCGAGAGCGCGGGCTAAACGGAAGCACCAGAACGCGAAAGGCGTTGGTGAAATCCGCGATTACGTGTTCGCCCGTGAGCGGAGCGTCTGCCGCTGCTGTCGGAAGCGCCGCGCCGAGTCCATGCACGAAATCGTCTTTCGGAGCCAGGGCGGCAAGGTCAGCAAGAAGAACAGCATCGCGGTTTGCGGCGACGGGGTGCGCGGCTGTCACGGGCTGATGCAACGCCACGAAATCAGCGTCACGTCGTATCCGCTCGGCGCGGAAGGCGCACTGTCGTTCTGGCCGAGAACCGGCGCGGCGGTGGACTGGCTGGCCGTCAAAGAGCACGAGCGGATCGAATCGCCCGTCATGCAGGAAATGGAGATGGCCGAGTGAAGCTGTTCCGCTGGCGACGGCCCGATCTAGTTTCGGATCAGTGGCTCAAGGAGCAGCAGCGGCGGGAGAGCCGGATCGAGTTTCACGGGGTCAGTATCCGGTGGCCGATTCGGAAAGTGTTCGATGAAAACTCAACGTGGAACAACGCGAAACTAAAGAGGAGAGCGTAGATGGAGTATTCACAGACGAGCGTGGCAAGCGGTGGCGGCGTGGGCTCAACGATCATGTATCCATCCGGCCAGTTAGGTCCCACCACAAAGCTGGGGCTGGAGTCGGCGCACGCGGAATTGCGCGGCGGCATTGAGGAACTGTCCAAGCGGCTGCACTCGCTGGAAGCGCGGCTGAATCCGATCCTTTCGCCCGCCCCGCCATCTCAGATTGCGGGTGAGCAGACGGCAGACGCGCCAGAGCCGTCGCGATCATCAACGTTGGTCGCGGTGATCAGCGCGCAGCGGGCCGTGAGCGGCATCAACCAGCACATCGAACGCATTCTCAGTCGTATCGAACTGTGATGACTCGTTCTCAGTTCCCGTTCTCGGATCGCTGGCGACGGGTGAAGGACTAAAGGAGGCAGAGATGGGATGGGCAGAGCGTGCGAACACGAAGAGTTATGACGCCCCGAAGCAGGCGAAGAAGCGCGAGCATTTCAAGCGGCCCGAATTCAAGGCGCAGTGGGCGCAGTTCAGCGAGCGCGTTGGCGTTCACATGCCGTCAAAGCGAATCCGTCAGCGCGCAGTCAAGGCTATCAAGCGCATCTTTCGCTATCGGCGGCGCGTCGCGTGAAGGATTAGATCATGGCTGAACCTACTGTGGCTGAGGAACGAGAAGCCCGCAAAGCCCACCGGGATGCCATCGCGGCGATCTTGAAGGCGTCCCCGTTAGAGGACGTTGAACCTGATGTCTTGCGAGCGATTACCCCGCATTATCAGCAACGGATCAGCGAATGCCGCCGGCAGCTAGGGATGACTATCCAGAACAGGCCACGGAGCCGCCAGGATGCCACAGGACGCAAAGTGAAGCAGGACGGAGCTTACCGATGGTTGCCGGCAGGGGAGCCGCTCGGAGCCGATGCTAGCGTGACGGATAGAGCTCGAGAGTGGCCCACGGTGCACGGACGGCCTTTTGAACAGCCGTTTGCGTTGAAAGGTTGAAAACCATGATGACTGATCCCGCGTCCTCCCCTGGGGGCAAAGAGTTGGAAGCAGTGTGAGCATCGACCGTGAACAAGTATCGGAAGCACTCGAAGTCGAAGCTCACGAAGAACCTAGCCGCTAATTTGAAGGTAGTGATGTCATCCATCCACGACAAGATCGACGACTTCGACGAAGAACACAAGGTGTCTCAGGAAGTGATGAATGCGCGGATTTCGGCTTCGTTTAAGGTGGCGCTGCAAATGTTTGAGATCTTGACCGCTTCGGAACTGTCAGGCGAAGTCCGCGTGTCGGCGATGCAGTTTCTGAATGTTCTGGTTCATCGTTTCGGTGGAAAACGAAAATGAAAGAGCAAGAGATCGAGCGCATTCGGAAATTCTGGAACAAGCCGCCGAACCCGACCTTCTGCGCGGCGTGCAAGAAGGAAATACCGCTGCAGCGCGGACCAGCGGCGGGAATGCTGAGTGTTCCGATCTGCCCTCACTGCGGCAGCAACGACGGCTGGACCTCAACGTTCACGACAGGTGGGCGAGACGCGAAACTCGACGTCAACACCTTGCTCAATGAAGTCTCTCGCCTGCGGGCGCTGGTGGCCTCGTCGTCGGTCCCGCAAGGCGAATTGAACGGTTGGCGGGAACTTGGCGAGGAGATGACGCGGGTGATCTTTTTAATGCCGCAAGAGACGTTCGCGGAGTGGTTCCCCGATTGGTTCGGGCCGCGTTTGTTCGATCTTCAAGTTGGGGCCTCGCGCTCAGCCTCCTCTACGGAGGGCCGGGAAACGAAAGCAACAATTCCTGTATGCGGCGGCAGCCGTATCGGCTGGCGCACGAAGGAATCAAGCTGTGGCACGGCGTTGGTCTATGAGCACTCGGCGAACGGCATGGACTATTGGCGTTGTCCAGCCTGCGGGAATCCGCATTGGTGGCCTGTAGTGCATTCCGAAACGATGGGCTACGATAGGACGACGCGATGAGTGTTCAACGCTGGCTTTGCGAATCATGCCTTGCTGCTCACAAGGCTCGGTGCAGCATGTGGATTTGTCCCGGTTGCGGGAAAGAGACATGCGACGACTGTTTTGACCGTTACGCCCACTGCAAAACGTGTAGTGCGGGGAAATCAGACGAGGAGTTGCGATTGGCGGCGAACGCGACGAATGACTTTGAGTTTGAAGCGGCTTCGCCTCCTCCTGCCTCTCTAGCGGGCGGGGACGCACAGAAGGACGAAAAGAAATAAGACGAAAGAGTTTACGCGCCCTCGACTTTCACGACGACGCAGGTACCGCAACAGCGAACGGGCGAGCGAATCAGCGATGCCAAGAGGAAAGATAAATGCCGCACGATAAACGAGGCGAAGAACTACACGTCGGTGATGTGGTCATGGTGCCGTGCCGCGTCAAAGCGATTCACCTGACCGAGGACTTTTGCAACGTTGATCTTGAGACAAGTCTGACGATGCCACCGCGAAACAGCGCCACCGCACTCACGCTGAACTCGCGGCAGACTATCAAGCCCACGGCAACGCACCGGTTCGCGGAGTATGGAAGTGCTCTCTGACCTGGCCGCAGCCAACCACGAAGTGAAGTCAACCACGAAGGAGAGCGCAGATGCGACGGACGAACGACTTTTACGAAACGGCACCGTGGCAGGTAGACGCGCTAGTGGACAACCTGCCCGAATTGAGCGGCACGGTGTTGTGCCCGTGTGTCGGTGACGGCTCTCTAATGTGCAGGCTCGCCGAGCGTCGGCCTGATCTAAATTTCATCACCAACGACATTGACACATCGAAACCAGCAGACACGCACTTCGACGCTACGACGGCTGAAGCCTGGCATCAGATGGTCCTCGGTTTGAGCGTCGATTGGGTGGTGGAGAACTTCCCGTTCAACGTTGAGGCGCGGATTCTGCCCCATGCTGTGCAGAGTGTTCGTCGTGGCGTTGTTGCAATGGCTCGGGTGAGTTTCTGTGAGCCTACGAAGGATCGCGGGCCGTGGCTGGCTGAGCATCCTTACAACAAGCGGATCACGCTGGAACGCCACAGTTTTAGTGGTGACGGGAAATCTGATAGTGCAACAACAGATTGGCTCGTGTGGTCAAAGGTTCCGCTTGTTGGACCGTTCGGCGTGTCGGCGTTCGGATATAGGAACGGCTCCGCGCAGCGGCGTGAGGCTCTCTTGCGGGCGTTCGTGGCTTTACCTTTATGAGGCGGTATGAACTCACCGGCCATATTCTGCTCGTGCGGCGCGCAGTGGCACGGCCAGCCTTGGGTCGAGCGGCATCAGGAATTGATCTACTGGCATGCCCGCGAACATGGCTTGATAAGCCACCAACGATGGCTCGATCTCAAGCGACTGTGTTTTTGCTATGGCTGTAAACGTGCGCGCAAGGGCGTCAAACCTACACATGCGCTCGACGCGGTACCTGAGTAGTCAGTGTCGGTTCTATACGCGACAACTCTTTTTCTTGTTGAGGTTCTGATGCCCGTGCCCCCTCTCCGTCCAGACCTGATTGAGCAGTTGGATCAAGCGCACATGTTCGCGTGCGACATCGCCTCGACCGGGATTGAGCCTGAGAAGTTGGACGTGATCGGGCAAGCGATTCGCGCAGCTCGGGCGGCCCTCTCGGCGGCTCCCCAAGAGACGGACATCGAGAATCGAGCGGCAGCGTGGCGGAAGAAGGCGCTGCTTGCAGAAGGCTATTGGACGACACCTCCAGCGTCAGAAGTCGAGCGATGCGTGCGCCTCATTCTCGGTTCAACGTCGGGCAGTCACATCGTTCCGGCGTTCGTGGACCTGATTTACACGCTGTCGGCCCCAGACACCAAGGAATAGCCCATGAACAAAAGTCACCAAATCTGGGAAGCTGCGAAAGCCGCCGCTGAAGCCAGTCCCGGCAAGCCGTCGCTGGTTCTCTGCGTCGAAGGGACGTTCACGCTGACGTGGACGCCACGGGCAGAACTGAAAGGGACAGACAAGACGCTACCCGCTACTGACCCTGTGGCCCCCCGAGAGGCCGAGCAGCCGCCCACACGGCGAATAGTCACTACGGATGACCTTCAAGGGGTCATCTCCTTCTGCGGGCACCGAGGGGATTCTTGCAATCTTGAATATCTAAATCGGATGGGGCAACGCATTCAGTTCTACCCGAAGGAGCTACTTGCGCTCGTTCAAGCGTTCTTGGATGCCGAACAGACGCGGGCGTTACTGCGCGGCACCGTTGAGGGGTGGAAGGCCCGCACGCGAGATAAAGGCAGAACTGAATGACAATCCAGCAAGCGATTGCAGCGGTTGACCGGTATCAAAAATCGGGTGCCGCTCATCGCGCCGATACGACTCTGTTGACCGCAGCTACGGTGCTTGTGACCGCGCTCCGTTCATCTGTGGCCCAGCCTTCCGCCCTCCCGCCGAGCGCCGAACAGGAGAAGAAATCGTGAACACGCGTCAGGAGGCACAACTTCTAATAGCCGATGCGATTGAGGCTATGGCTGATTCCAATTACCGACGCGATATTAGTGGGAGATTAGCGCGTGAGGGATGGGCCGGTTTCGCTAAGGTGTTGCGAGAGGGAGCGGCGTCTCCATCTGATGACGAAGGCGCATCACCCCTCCCGCCGAGCGAGGCAGCCCCGCCATCGCATGTTGTTGATGAGTCTTGGATCGAGGAGGCAGCGACGCGACTTCTGACCGCTGTTCAAGGCGAGTGTGCTCACGAGACGCGCCTTGGTGCAATTCGCGCCTATCTACGATTCGCGGCAAAGTCGGCAGGCGAGGCGGCCCCGCCAGAAGTAGACGTTCAACTGCTCGCATGGGCGGTGAGCAACTGTCACACGCTGGCTCGGCGGCGAATCAGGGCCGGTGTGGACCTGGAATATTGGGAGCACGTTCAGCGCATCTGCGAGAAGGTTGGCGCTCGCTCAAAGGGCGTGCTCCGCGCATCGCTGCCGACGGAGATAACGGAAGGTTCAGGCGGCGATCTGGCATGGCGCGAAGGCAGCGAGCAGGCGTGGAAAGAGGCTTGCGGGTCTGACTGGTGCTCCAACTGCGAATGCGTGCGCGACAAGCTGAAGAAAGCGCAGCAGCGAATCGCGGAACTTGAAACAGAACTAGCGGCCTTGCGCTCCTCACGGACGCCGCCAGCCGCCGAGAAAGGCAAAGAGTAACAGATGGGCACTAAACTGAAGCCGGGAACGTTCGACTGCTATGCGAATGCCGCGCCTGACGAGCCGATGTTCGTGCTGTTGGCGCGTGATGAATCCGCGCCGAAAATGGTCCGCGATTGGGTGCGCGAGCGTGAAGTCAGGAAAGGGCGACCGTGGCCGGTAGTCGTTGATCCGAGCCTCCCGCAGTTCGACGACAAGGCGCGCGAGGCGCTGGCGTGCGCGGACGCGATGGAACGCTGGAGAAAACTTCCCGTCGAGCCTCGGACGCCGCCAGCCGACAAGGAGAAGCCGTGAAGACAGACAGTTTGGGTGATCGGATGAAAGGCCAATATGAGGACCGGACGCGCTATCTGCTGCCGCGTCGAACGTTTACGGTCCTTCGTGCTGATGGAAAAGCTTTCCACACGTTCACGCGCCGGTGTGAAAAGCCCTATGATCTCCGGTTCGTTGAGGCAATGGACGCCGCCGCGCTGGAGCTTTGCCGCGAGGCGCAAGGGGCGTGCTTCGGTTACGTCCAGTCCGACGAAATCTCCGTGGTGCTGACCGACTTCGCCACGATCACCACGGAAGCCTGGTTTGACGGGAATCTTCAGAAGATCGTGAGCGTGGCCGCGGCGATTGTGACTGCCGCGTTCAACTACCAATACAGCGACGGCTGCTCAGACCGTTCGTCCGCGCATTTCGACTGCCGCGCCTTCACGATTCCCGATCCGGTCGAGGTCGAGAACTACCTGATTTGGCGGCAGCAAGACGCCGTGCGGAACAGCATTCAGGGACTCGCGCAAGCGCATTTCAGCGCGAAGCAGCTCCACGGCGTCAACAACGGCGAAGCGCAAGAGCTTCTGTTCCGCGAGAAGGGCATCGACTGGAACGACACCCCAACCGAGCAGAAGCGCGGCCGCGCCGTCGTCTACACCACGGATGAAGGCTGGAACGTCGATCGAGAGATTCCGACCTTCACGCAGGACCGCGATTATCTGCGCATCAGACTCACACCTCAGACGCCGCCAGTCGACAAGGAGAAGCCGTGAGGCTCTTAGAGAACGAACAGCAACAAGTCGTGGGCGTGGCGGCTCGTTGGAAGGCGCAGTATTGCCATGATGGTAAATGGGATGATGTTTGGGGCCGCGACAAATCGTCTGAGAGCATCTATCAAGGTCTTATCGCGTTACCGCCGAGCGCGACAGCGGCCGACGTAGCTACGATTATCGGGAACGATACGTGGGTGGGCGAGCGATGCACGGAATGCGGCAAGCGAAACGCCGTGCTGCTCGTCGGAGATGAACCGGACTATGAGTCAGCGACCGTGTATCTCTGCGCTAAGTGTGCGCGGAAAATCGCGGCAATTATTGATTCAATTCAACTTTTAGCGCCAGCGCAGGACGAGATCCCCAAGGGAGAATAAGCCGCTGAAATTGGGGATTTACCAGCCTTCTGAGGCGAGATGGAGCAGACGAGGCGATCCCGTCCATTCCACGAAGGTTGTTACAAGCGCAGCATCATGGAAGGCGCCTTCGCGCTCAGTATGTAATTGGCGGTGATGCTTCGGGCATAACCATGTGATAGCTAGCGGTTTAGAGTAATCTTCGTGGTGTGCTTCAACGTCTTTGTTGGAGCCGCAGACCGCACACGGCTCACGTCTGAGCCCTTTCTTAATGGCACGCGCCACGGTCACATTAGCGCGATGCTTGTCTCTGGGCGTCCCTCGCATCACATAGCGCTTCGTGCGAGACGCGACGAGCCCGTGGCGGTCCAATAGCCTATAGAAAGCTCGTCGTGACACGCCCATCGCCTTGGCGGTATGGCTGATATTGTGTCGGTTGGCATCTAGAGCGTTAACGATGCGCTGCCTGATAGCTTCTTCTAGTGTCATGCTGCGCCTAGCTTGTCCAGCCGTTCGCCCTTCTGAGACGATTTACAGCCGTCGTAGTGGTCATCCTTGACCCGTTCCAGGCACGGAAAGTCCTCAGCGTCCTTGGGGCTCAGTCGCCAGTGAAGCTGGCCGGCATCCGTATGGATGCAAAGAATCTCGGTCCAGTCGCCAGCGTCATGTCTCTTGACGATGTGAGCCGCGACACCAGACGCCTTAATAGCCCATTTGAGGATTTGATTGCGTTCGTGAATGACCTTGTAGCGGTTGCGTCTAGCAGCTTCTAGTAGTTCCTTGAGCGGTCGCGCTTTGCGTTCGCGCTTCTTCATAACGATGTCGATCGAAGCACGCATTGATATGAACTGTCAAGCGCAAACAAACCTATTGACAAGCACTCACGAACCGTGATGCGAGAGCGCAGCGAAGCGCCGTCCAGATCGGATGTGATTTCAGGACTTGACTTCTCATCCACCCTTAATATACTGT